ATGTCTGGCTCGGACCCGCGCCAAACGAAACGGGATCGAATGCCAAAACGAACCAAGCGAACCAAATTGCGCCCGGAGCAGAAAGCAACAGAGAGAGGCCTCACTCGCCACTGGCGCGGGCTGTTTCTGGAAACTCTCGCCGAAACATCGAATGTCAGCGAAGCGGCCAGAGTGTCTGGAGCAAGTCCCTCCCGCGCATACAAGCTGCGCCGCGAGAACACCGAATTCCGCAAGAATTGGGGTGCAGCGCTATTGGAAGGATACGAACATCTGGAAATGGAGACGCTTGAACGCTTGCGCTTCGGCACCAGCCCTGACGACAGGAAATTCGACATACCCAATGCCCTTCGGCTGCTCACCGTACACCGCGAATCCGCAGCGAAGGAAAAGGCACGGCGCGGTAAGCGGGATAAGGACGCCGTTCTCGCAAGCCTAAACGCCAAACTGGACCGGATGCGAGAGCGTAAAGCGGCCACTCAGTTGCTGTTGACCCATGAAGGCAAGGTACACGATGACCGCGATTGAGCGTAGGGAGGCCCTGCTCAGCCTGGACACACGGGAGAGCATGGATTTCCTCGGCGAACTGTCGGGGGCCGAACGCGAGCGGCTGCAGGCCTACTGGCCATTGTGGGCGCGGCGCGAGCAAATGCCGCCGCCCGGTGAATGGCGCATCTGGCTGATCTGCGCTGGACGCGGCTTTGGCAAGACACGGGCAGGCGCAGAATGGGTCCGCCATATCGCAGAGGAGAATGAGGAAGCCCATATCGCCCTGGTTGCTCGCAGCGTGGGCGAAGCGCGTTCGGTGATGGTCGAGGGAGAGAGCGGGTTGCTCGCCTGCCATGATGAGGAGGACCGCCCGATTTTCGAACCATCGCTGCGGCGATTGAGCTGGCCAAGCGGCGCCCAGGCCACCTTGTATTCAGCAGGCGAACCGGAATCCCTCCGCGGCCCTCAGCATAGTCATGCATGGTGTGACGAAATTGCCAAGTGGGACAACGCATCGGAGCGGGCGATGATGGCTTGGGACAACCTTCAGCTCGGCCTGAGATTGGGAGAGCGTCCGCGAATTCTCGCAACGACAACCCCGCGGGCGGTGCCGATCATGCAGCGCCTGATGGGCGACCCGTCCGACCCGGATATCGCGGTGCTGAGAGGTAGCACCTATGACAATGCGGAAAACCTTCCGCAGGACTTTGTTCGCGCGATGCAGCGGCAATACGGCCAGACTGCGCTGGGGCGGCAGGAATTGGATGGGGAACTGCTGACCGACGTGGAAGGCGCGCTGTGGACTCGCTCCATGATAGAGCGGTGCCGCGTACCGGCTACGCTGGAGGATCATGTTCGCATCGTGGTGGCAGTCGATCCGCCGGCCTCTGCGCGCGGGGATGAATGCGGCATCGTGGTCGCTGGCGTTACAGCAGAGGGGCAGGCGCATGTGCTGGACGATGCATCCTTCGCCCGCGCCAGCCCGGAGCAATGGGCGCGCAAAGTGTCGGCTGTGTGCGAGACATGGAAAGCAGACCGCGTGGTCGCCGAAGCCAACCAGGGCGGCGATATGGTGGCCAGCGTGCTGCGCGCCGCCGACTGCCAGATGCCGATCAAGCTGGTCCACGCAAGCCGCGGCAAGTCAGCCCGCGCAGAGCCGGTCGCCGCTTTGTATGAGACGGGCCGCGTGGCGCATGTCGGCCAGTTTGCAAAGCTGGAGGACCAGCTTTGCGGGATCATGGCCGGCGGCTCGTACGAAGGGCCGGGACGCTCGCCTGACAGGGCGGATGCGCTGGTGTGGGCGCTGACGGAATTGATGTTGGGCAGGCAGGCAAAGCCCGCTGTCCGCCAGATTTAAGAGACAATAGCAAAGGAAACAGCATGTCCTTCATCGACACGCTCCGCACCGCCTTTAAGGGCGGTGGCGGGGAACGTGTGCCTTTGGCGCGCACATTTCAGTCCCCCTGGGGATGGTCATTCGAAAACGGCGGCGCGCGGGCTCCGTTCGAATATCGCACCGCCGTCCGCCATGCCTTTCTCGACAATCCCGTGGCGCAGCGTGCGGTGCGGATTGTGGCGGAGGGCGTGGGCAGCGCGCCGCTGAACGATGCTGATCCGCAGGCGCTGTCCCTGGTCCGCGCGACAAGCGCCGGGCAATCGCTATTGGAAACGCTCGCCGCGCATCTGCTGCTGCATGGCAATGGCTTTGTGCAGATTGCGCGTGACGGCGCTGGCAAGCCGGTGGAGCTTTTTGCCCTGCGGCCAGAACGTGTCTCGGTGGTGCCAGGCGATGATGGCTGGCCGCGCGCCTATCGGTACAAGCTGGGTGATCGCACGCTCGAAATTCCGGTGGAGGATGAGGATGGCTGGCCGTGCCTGATCCATCTGAAAGCCTTCCACCCGGTAGACGATCATTACGGCGCAGGCTGCCTTTCAGCGGCGGAGCAAGCGGTGGGCATTCACAATGCTGCGGCTGGCTGGAACCGTGCGCTGCTGGAAAACGCGGCGCGGCCTTCGGGGGCGCTTGTCTATGATGGCGGCGCAGACGCGGCGGGCCTTACCACTGATCAGTTCGACCGGCTGAAGGCAGAGCTGTCGCAGGCCTATCAGGGCGGCGCCAATGCCGGGCGGCCCATGCTGCTGGAAGGCGGGCTGAAATGGCAGAGCCTCTCGCTCTCCCCCGCAGACATGGACTTTGCCGAGCTGAAGGCGGCAGCGGCGCGGGACATCGCGCTGGCATTTGGTGTGCCGCCGATGCTGCTCGGCCTGCCGGGTGACAACACCTACGCCAATTACCGGGAGGCTAACCGCGCCCTGTGGCGGCTCACGCTGTTGCCGCTCGCCACCAAGATCCTGTCGGGTCTGGAGGAGGGCCTCGGGCCGTGGTTCCCCGATCTCGACCTGACCATCGATCTCGACCGTATTCCGGCGCTTTCCGAAGACCGGGAGCGCCTGTGGAAGCAGGTGAGCGAGGCTGATTTCCTCGAGCCGGAAGAGAAACGCGCGATGCTCGGCATCAAAGAAGGAGGCTTGAAATGAACCGTGACACTATGCTGACTGCGCTGATGGCGCAGGCGCAGGGCGGCGGGGCCGATTTGGTTACCCTGCGCGCCATCGTGGAGGAATCGAGCGAAGTGGGTGCGCGCCGCGTGCTCGACCGGCTCGGCCTGGCGGATGACAATGCGCAGGGCGATCTGGACGAACTGCGCGATCTGCTCGGCGCATGGCGGGTGGCAAAGACCAGTGCGTGGAAGGCGGCGGTGGACTGGTTCGTCCGCATTGTCGGCGCCTTGCTGCTGATCGGCATTGCAGTGCGCCTTGGCGTGCCGGGAATGCTGCGTTGAAGATCGCCGGTTACGCAGCCCTGTTCGACATTGCTGACGGAGCAAAGGATACCATCCGCCCTGGCGCCTTTGCGCGGTCTCTCAGCGAGCGCAGCCATCCTTTACCGCTATTTTGGCAGCACCGGCCCGAACAACAGATCGGCTCCGTCGAACTGGTGGAGGAAGACACGCGCGGTCTGCGCGTCATTGCCAGGATCGACAATCCGCAGAGCCGAGCGGCCAGCGCCCTGCTTTCCAAATCCGTGAACGGGCTCAGCTTCGGCTACCGGGCGCGCGCATTCAGGCGCAGCCCGCAAGGCCGTGTGCTCGAAGATATCGACCTGTTTGAAATCAGCCTCGTCACGCACCCGCTCCAGCACGGGGCGCGGGTGCACTTCGTCTCTTAGCCTCAATCGCCAGCGGAGCCATTCGGCCGCTTGGCTATCCTCGCTCCGGGCGCGCCTTCGCGCTTGCGGACGCTGCGCATCCGAATGTCACGTCAAAAATCATCCCCCAAGAAAGGCAATACCCCTATGGAAGTTCAAATCCCCACCACCACAACCGTAACCAGCGATACGATGGCTGGCAGCTTTGATATCGTCGCCCGCCAGGATGCAGCTGACGAAAAGATCACCGTCCTGCGGTCCGATGTCGATGAAGTGAAGGCCCGCCTCGAAAAGGTTGGCCGTGCAGCTGCCCGTCCGGCCATTGCTGGCGCTGCAACGGTTGAACCAAGCGCCGAGGTCAAAGGCTTCGTCGATGGCTATCTGCGCCGTGGCCGCGAAACCGAGATCAAGTCCATTTCCGGCGCGGTGCCGCAGGATGGCGGCTATGCCGTCCCTCGCGAAATCGACGTTATGATCGCCAGCGAACTGAAGGAAATCTCTCCGATCCGCAGTTTGGCTCAGGTCGTGCAGGTTGGCAGCGCAGGGTACCGCAAGCTTATCACCACCGGCGGGACATCGTCGGGCTGGGTTGGCGAGACCGCTGGACGGCCCGAAACCGACACGCCGGAATTTGCCGAAATCGCCCCGCCATCAGGTGAACTTTATGCCAATCCGGCAGCAAGCCAGTCCATGCTGGATGACGCCGCCTTCGACCTTGAAGGCTGGCTGGCGAGCGAAGTCGCGATGGAATTTGCACGCGCAGAAGGCGCTGCCTTTGTCGGCGGCAATGGCGTGGATCAGCCGCTCGGCTTCCTGTCTTCGCCAACTTCGCTGGCCGGTGATGCTGTGCGGCCGTTCGGCTCACTGCAATACATCGGTTCTGGCGATGCCGACGGCTTTGATGCCAATCCGGAAAGCCGCCTGATCGATCTGGTTCACACGATGAAGGCCGGTCATCGCCAGGGCGCAAGCTGGGTCATGAATTCATCCACCCTGTCCGACGTGCGCAAGCTCAAGACCAGCGATGGCGCGTTCCTGTGGCAGCCGGGCATGGTCGAAGGCCAGCCGGATCGCCTGCTTGGTTATCCGGTAATCGAAGCTGAGGATATGCCGGATGTGGCAGCGGGCGCGTTCCCGATTGCATTCGGCAATTTCAAGGCGGGCTACATCATCGCCGAACGCAGCGCGACGCAGATTCTGCGCGATCCCTTCACCAACAAGCCCTTCGTGCACTTCTACGCCACGAAGCGCGTTGGAGGCCAGGTGCTCGACAGTTCTGCGATCAAACTGATGAAGATCGAGATGTAATCACCTTTGCGCTCACGCATCCGCGTGAGCGCCACTGGTGCCGTTCCCTCCGCTTCACTGCGGGGCACCTGCGGGCGGCCGGTTGGCCTTGCGGTCAGCTGCGCCGCCCGAATGGGACCATTTTACTGGGTTCCCACGAGAGGGCAGCTTCATGAGACGAAAATTGATTTCCTCCCCGACGCTTTCGGTCGAGGCCCTCGACGAGCTAAAACAATGGCTCGCGATTACCACTACCCGCGATGATGCGGCGCTTACTGCGCTGCTGCGTTCATCTCTCGACACATGCGAGGGGTTCACTCGGCAAATCCCGCTGTCAACCTCATGCGAAGAAGTGCTGCCTGCCACACGTGGTTGGCATGATATTGCCACCACACCAGTGCAAGCCATCACATCGCTTGTGTCCATCGGTTCAGATGGCACCCGGACCGATGTCGATCCGGGACATTATCTGTTTGATATCACGGCTGATGGCTGCGGACGGATCAATCTGCTCGCACCGCCGGCTGAAAACCGGGTGGCTGTGCGTTTTACGGCAGGGCTGGCATCCGATTGGAATACCCTTCCCGAAGGGCTGCGCCACGGCATGATCCGGTTGGCATCATACGCTTACCGTGAACGCAATGAAGGCAGCACAAGCCGTTCTCCGCCAGCTGCCATTGCCGCGCTTTGGCAACCATGGCGGCGGATGCGGATCGCATGATCAAGGCAAAGACGAACATCCGTGGCAGCTTTGCCGTGCGCCTTGCCTACCGTGCCCGCCTCCTCGCCGCGGCGGGTGCGGAATCCCGAGTTCGCAGTCACCAGAAAGAAGGCTCCCGCTGGCGCAACGCCCGGCTGCTCTGGCCGCTTTTCAGCAGGGATAATTGACTATGGAAACACAGTTACGAACCGCGCTGATCGCGTGGCTTGCGGCAGATCCGGCGCTGTCCGCTACGCTCAACGATATCACCGAAGAAGCTCCTTCACGCAGCGCGCCGCCCTGGCTTGGCATATCGGCCAGCGCCAGCGCGGACTGGAGCACAAAGCAACAAAGAGGGCGCGAAGTGCGCATCGCATTCGAACTGCACACACGCGGCGAGGAGGCGGCCGAAACCGCATTGCTGGTCACATCCATTGAGGAACGGATCGAGCTGCTGCCGCGAATGCAGGAAAGCTTCCACATAGTGACCACACAGTTCCTTCGCGCCCGGGCAGAGCAGCGCCAGCCCAATCGCCGCGCTGTCCTGCTCGAATACCGTTTCCGCCTGTTCGAAACACGATTCCTACCAACGGAGAACTGATCCATGACAGCCCAGAAAGGCTCTGCCTTCCTTCTTAAAATCGGGGATGGCGCACAGCCTCCCACCTATCAAACCGTCGCGGGCTTAAGAACCACGCAAATGTCGATCAATGGCGATGCCGTCGTCGTCACGCACAAGGAATCGGGCGGTTGGCGCGATCTGCTTTCGGGAGCTGGAGTGCGCTCTGTTTCGGTCAGTGCTGCAGGCATTTTCCTTGCCAGCGATGCCGAAAATTCCATCCGCGCCCATGCACTCGCAGGCACGATCGAAGAATATGAACTGTCATTCGAAGACGGTGAACGTCTGCGCGGGCGCTTCCTTGTGCAACGCCTCGATTACGCAGGCGATTTCAACGGGGAGCGCAATTACACCATGCAGCTTGAAAGCTCTGGCGCAGTGGTGCCTGCATGAACAGCGTTCAAGCAGTTGCAGGCGGTAGCGCCAAGAACAATGCCAACATCCAGCGCGGTGAAGCTGCCTTCGCGGTTGCCGGAAGCCCGCGCATTCTTCGCCCGACTTTTGCCGCCATGGTTGCTGCCGAAGAGGAACTTGGACCGCTGTTTGCGCTCGTGGAGCGGGCAAGTGAAGGTCAGCTTCGCCTTTGCGAGATCACATCATTGTTCTGGCATTGCCTGACAGAACCCGGCGCGATCACTCGTGAAGATGTGGGCGAAGCAGTCATGCAAGCAGGCCTTGCTGCCGCAAGTGCGCCCCTGCGGACGCTGCTCGCGCAAATCCTTCAGGGCCGTGCATGAGCGAAAGCTTTGCTGCCGGGGCGCGCCGCCTTGCGGGAATTGCGGGGCGATTGCTGAACTGGCCGCCAGACTGGTTCTGGGATGCAACCCCAGCCGAACTGGCTGCGATCCTGTGCGCCGAAGACCAGGATACGGACAGCGGAATGAGCCGCCAGACACTTGAACAGATGATGGAGAATGAGCGCGATGGACGATGAAATCGAAACACTGATGATTGAAGTCCGGGCCAGCACCAGCGGGTTCCGTTCGGATATCGAAACGATGCGCAGCGCCATGGATACGACACTTGTCGACGGATTCGAAAAGGCAGGCAACGTTTTGGAACGCAGCCTTCTGTCGGCCATCCGGCGCGGGAAGCTTGGCTTTGACGAACTTAAATCCATCGCACTCAGCACGATGAACGAGGTTGCAGCCCAGGCCATCCAATCCGGCATTGGCAGCTTGTTCGGCGGCTCTTCGCCAGTCGGCGGCGGCACCAGCATCGGGTCTCTGCTGAACGGTCTTTTCGGTTCCCTGATGGGTCTGCCGGGACGCGCCACCGGCGGGCCGGTATCGCCTGGCTCTGCCTATCTTGTCGGCGAGCGCGGCCCGGAAGTTTTCGTTCCCACCAGCGCCGGCCGGGTCGAAAACGGGATGGGCGGCAATGGCGGCCGCCGCGATGTGCATGTGGCGATCAACCTGGCCGCACCACGCGGAACGGAGGGACCAATCATGCTGCGGCGTTCGTCACGTCAAGTGGCAAGCGCCGTTGCCCGCGCAATGCGTGAAGGCTGAGGAGGCTGGACGATGGCATATTGGCTAGCGAAAGCCCGTGAAGGGCAGGACACCGATACAATCCAGCGTTTTGACCCGCGCTTCTGGACGGTCGACTTCCCGCGCCCGATGATCGCAAGTGTCATCACAACCGGTCCCGCAGCGCTGCGGGTGGACTGTGAATTTCACAACCACGATGCTCTTGCCGGATTGATCTGGGAGAGCGAAGACCGCTTCGACCACCCGTTGCTCAGTTACGATACGAATCGTAATTACGGGAACACTACGGTAACATTCCTTTGGCGGTCTTCGGGCGTACTTCCACTGGATGCCGTGCACGGGCCAACGCTGACAATCGAAGGCCGCGATGCGGCGGGCACGGCCCGCACTTGGTACGTCCGTCTGTGGAACTATGCCGCCGGCGACCCCGACGATGCACGGATCACCTTGCGGTTTTCGGAACTGCGCGAAGGCTGGACGGCAGAAGGCGCGCCGGTGCCCATGGGTGACATAGACCGGCTGTTCATTTCGCTGGCGCCCACTGATTACGATCCGGCCAACGCAGACCTTTTGCCATCGCGCCAGGATGGCTGGGTGGAGTTGACAGAAATTGCCTGTGACGGTGAATTTGCAATGCTGACGATTGGCGATGCAGTGCTGCCCCCGCATGGCATCGGCATTTCGACTGCCTATGACGACAGCTACAACCAGACGCCTGCTCGCATGCTGCGAAATGCGCTGCATCTGGGGTATCGCGGCACGCTGGTGCATTATGTCGGAATGAGCCATTTCTTCAGGCTGGCAGCTGATGCAAACGGCAAGCTTATTGCCGATCCTGACACATTGCTTTGTACGCCATGCGTAAAATGGCACGAGGCCTTTTTCGCAGGCTGCGTGGCGCTGCGAATGCAGCCAATAATCTCGCTATCGTTCGAACTGTTCAATGCGCATTGCCCTGAAAGCTGGAAGCAGCGCGACTGGAATGGCAATCCTGCACTGACCGGGTGGGAGCCGCCTTCGACCTTGCTTTCTCCCGTAGTGAACGATGCGGTCAGTTATCTCGAAGACGTCGCTCAGGCGTTCACGGAAATACAGCTGGCAAGCGGGCTGGAGGCCCAGTTTCAGGTTGGGGAGCCGTGGTGGTGGGTCAACCCCGATGGCCTACCGTGCATTTATGATAGTGAAGCACGGGCAGCCTATGGCGACCCACCGGAAATTTCCGATCTCTCGGTCAACTATGTTTCTCGGGAACGTGACTTCCTCGATTGGTGTGCGTTGCAATTGGCAACAGCAGTGCAGCGCATGGCAAGCCGCGCCAAGTTGACCGCGCAAGGTGAAGCCAAAACGCATGTGCTGCTGTTCACACCCACACTGCTCGACCCGAAGCGACCAGCAATCGCCGCAATGAATCTCGATGCGAGCCTTTCGTGGGACGCTTTCGACGTGCTGCAGGTCGAGGATTACGACTGGCTTACAGACGGTGCCGAAGCGTTGCGAAGAGCCGCCTATACAGAACTGGACAATCGCTTCGGTTACCCGCTCGCCGCACAGCATTATCTTGGCGGCTTCGTATTGGATCCGGAAGATGCCAACACATTCTGGGCCCGGATCGACGCGGGGATTGATGAAGCATTGGCCCGCGGCGTGGATCGCGCCTTTGTCTGGGCGCTGCCGCAAATCACCCGTGACGGATATGTCCGCCTGCCTTTCGAGGAGAAAGAAATGCAAGCCTTCGATGATGTGCTTTACCCGCTGAACCTGGGCCGGGACACCGGTGTAAGTCCAGAGTTCTCAACCTCCATTTCGCTCACAGCTTCTGGCCACGAACGGCGCAACAGCCAGTGGAGCGACGCTCGTCTGAATTTCGATGTGGGGCCAGGCATTCGCTCTGAAGCGGAACTGGGCGTGCTGCTGGAATTCTTTCGAGCCCGCAGGGGGCCAGCACGGGGCTTTCGCCTTTCCGATCCCTTCGATTACAGCTCCAACGGCCTGACCGGCACGCCGATGATGACCGACCAGATCATTGGCATTGGCGACGGACTTGCCGCCACCTTCCGGTTGGCCAAATCCTATGGCGGAGGCGTTGATCCTCAGCGCCGCTTCATAACTCGCCCACGTGGCCAAACAATCTTGATCAGCATCGACGGCGCCGCGACGAATGATTGGACATTGGTTGATGGCGGGAAAATCATATTCACAATGGCGCCTGCACAAAACGCCGAAATTCGCGCCGGCTTCCTCTTCGATGTTCCGGTTCGCTTTGCCGAAGATCGTCTCGATATTTCCAGAACCACATTTGCTGCAGGCGAAGCGCCTTCAGTACCGCTGATCGAATTGCGTGAGGAAATATGAGCCATATTTTCTTCGCCCGCGAACTTGAAGGCGTAGTGACATGGTGGAGCATCAAGCGGCGCGACGGCGTGTCACTGGGTTTTACCAGCCATAACCAAAACCTTGCATTTGGCGACATGATCTATCGCGCTGCACCGGGCATGATCCCATCCGCCATACGCCGCACTGCCAGTCTTGAGCGCGATGCAGTCGAGGTTGAAGGCGTTCTTTCCCACAACTCCATCTCGCAAAAAGATCTGGAGGCTGGCCGCTTTGCTGACGCGCGTGTGGCCATTGGCCTGGTGGATTGGGAGACTCTGGAACACGCCACGCTTTTCCACGGCACTCTTGGCAGCGTATCGCAAGAAGACGGGGCCTTTTCCGCCGAACTGCGATCAGCCAAGGCGCGTCTGGAAATCGACCTCGTGCCGCGCACCAGCCCGACGTGCCGCGCCAGTTTCTGTGACTACCAATGCGGAGCAAATGCCGCGCGCTTTACTCATCTGTGCCCGGTCATCTCAGTCGATCTGGAACGGAACAGCGTCAGCTTTGCAGGTGCGCCCCATGCTGCAGACATGCGCGATGGTCAGGTCAAATGGCTTGATGGTGCGCTTGCCGGTGTGACAATGCAGGTGATCGATGCTGATGCGGCAGGTGTCGTGCTGGACAAACCGCTTTCGGTGGAGGTACTTCCAGGCCAACTCGCTTACCTGCGCGAAGGATGCGACCACACCATTTCTACCTGTAACACGCGTTTTGGCAATGCCGTGAATTTTCGGGGGGAGCCGCATTTACCCGGCAACGATCTGCTCGCCCGGTATCCGACCAGTTCAGGATGACCCGGGAATCTCATGAGCTTGCAATAGCGGCGCGCGCTTTGGTGGGGTGCCGCTTTCGTCTGCGCGGGCGCAACCCTGTGACAGGAATAGACTGCGTGGGACTGGTCATTTGCGCACTTGCGGCAATTGGACGCACGCCGCCGCGCACGCCGCATTACACCTTGCGCAATATCGAAGCTGGCCCCCTCTTGGAATTGGTTCCCAAAGCGGGTTTTCGCAAGACCTGTGGAGGACTGGAAACGGGTGATCTTGTGATCCTGAAACCGTCTCCTGGCCAATACCATCTCGCTATCGCAGAAACTGGCGCACGTTTGATCCACGCCCATGCAGGGCTGGGCCGTGTCGTCGTTACTCCCGCGCCTGCTCCACTTCTGAACGCAGAGCACTGGCGCCTCTTCTGAATTGAAAGGCCTTTCATGGCTACTTTGATACTCTCTGCGGCGGGCACGGCAATCGCCGGGCCCATCGGAGGCTCCATTGGTTCGCTGATTGGCAGCCAAATCGATGCCTCACTGTTCGGCCCGCCCGACCGCGAAGGCCCGCGCCTGTCCGAGTTGAAGGTCACAACCTCAAGCTATGGCGCACCGATATCGCGCCATTTTGGAAGGATGCGGGCTGCCGGGACAATCATCTGGGCGACTGATCTCAAGGAAAACAAAGAGAAAACCAGCGGAGGCAAAGGAAGTCCTTCTACGACAACCTTCAGCTATTCTTCATCCTTCGCCGTAGCTTTGGCCAGCCGCCCTATTGCAAGCCTTGGACGGATTTGGGCCGATGGCAATCTGCTGCGCGGGGCAGCAGGCGACCTGAAAGTTGGCGGCCAGATGCGTCTCTACACCGGCAGGGGCGATCAGCAGCCCGATCCGCTGATCGCCAGTGCCGAAGGAAACGAAGCGCCGGGCTTTCGCGGCTTTGCCTATTGTGTGTTTGAAGAACTGCAACTCGCCGATTTCGGCAACCGCATTCCGGCTCTTACTTTTGAAGTAGTGGCCGACAATGGCGATGTCAGCCTGACCGAGCTCGTGGTGCCGGCGGCGGCCGATGTGACAATCGGCAGAGCGCTACCCGCGCTTGAAGGATATTCTGACGATGGAGGCTCTCTGGTCGAAATATTGGCGTCCATTGATCGTCTGTATCCGCTCGCCAGCAATGCCGGAAACGATCGCCTTGTGCTTGGCGATGGCGATCCTTCTGGCGCACCGATTGCGACCTTACCCGAAGCGATTGTCGACGGGCAGGGAGACAGTTTTGGCGGTGCCAGCGGCAAGGCGCAGCGCACGCGTGCAGATGAAACAAATATCCCAGCGGGCCTGCGATACTATGATGTCGGACGCGATTTTCAGGCGGGATTGCAGCGGGCGGGAGGACGTGCAAGTCCTGGCCGCAACCGCATTATCGAGTTTCCCGGAGCGTTGCAGGCCGCGAACGCCAAGTCGCTTGCAGATAATGCGGCTGCACGCGCCAGATGGTCGCAGGACCGGCTCGCGTATCGTATCGCCCAGATTGATCCCCTAATTGCTCCGGGCGATGTCGTGGCACTGCCGGGCAAACCAGGCAAGTGGCGCATCGAGGCGTGGGAATGGCGCGAAAACGGACTTGAACTGGAATTGATGCGCTTGCCGCAACGCAAGGGCATCCCGAGCCCGACAGCAGCGGGCAGATCGCTTACCCAGCCTGACAATATCGCCACGCCGACGTTGCTGGAAGCGTTCGAACTGCCGTGGGATGGAGTTGGTGTATCTGATCAGCGGCAGGTTTACGTCGCAGCTTCGTCTTCCTCTTCCGGTTGGACAGGGGCGGCGCTGTATGCCGAAAGCGGCGGCAGCCTCTCGCCTATCGGCGTGACAGGAACGCAGCGAAGCGTGATCGGCACCACATTACAGCCTCTGCCTGCCATGCCTGCTGTGCTAATCGATCGTCACTCCCGTTTGGTCGTCGGACTTGGATCAGTCGATCAGATGTTAGAAAGCCGCAGCATCGAAGATCTTGCGCAAGGTGCGAACAGGGCACTTGTCGGCCACGAGATCATCCAGTTCGGCGATGCCACGCATCTTGGCGACAGCAATTGGCAGCTATCTACCTTGATCAGAGGCAGAGGCGGGAGCGAGCACGAGGCGATGCTTGGTTCTCCTGCGGGATCGCGCTTTGTGCTGCTTGATGACGCGCCTCTGGTATTCAACAACGCACAATTGGGGCAAGCTGCTGCAATTGCGGCGATCGGCATCGCAGATGCAGACCCGGTCACTTCCGAGATTGCCGGAAGCGGCACTGCCTTACGCCCGCTTACGCCCGTCCATCCCGGCATAGCAAGGCAATCGGACGGCTCGCTCTTGCTGAGTTGGACCCGCCGCTCTCGCGGGGCGTGGACTTGGGCTGGCACCGTCGAGGTGCCGCTCAATGAACAGACAGAAGCTTATGAAGTGGGCCTCGGCGATGCCGATGCACCGGCCCTTTCGTGGCAAACATCTTCGCCAAGTCTGGCGTTTGACCCCGCAACCATGAGCCGACTGCAAAGCGCGCACTCAGGAGCCGTAATTTGGGTGCGCCAGATTGGCACTTTCGCTCGCTCCCACCCACTTTTCTTGACGATAATTTCCTAAGGAACGCCATGACAGATCCGATCAGTTTCACTTCCGCTACACCGCGTTTTGGCCTGCCCAACCTTTTCGTGGCGCAGGCGCAGAAGGAGTTCACCGTGAACGAGGCGCTCGCGCGGCTCGATGGTCTGCTGCATCCAGCCATCGTAGCTGAAGCCGATGTTCCTCCCGCAGCGCCAGATGAAGGGCAGGCCTGGCTTGTAGGCGCGCAGCCCATAGGCGACTGGGCCGATCATCCTGGCGCGATCGCTTTATGGCAGGCGCAAAATTGGCTCTTTGTCGAACCGACCCCCGGAATGTCGGTCTATGACCTGGCCGCGGCTTGCGTAGCCCGGTACGATGGCATCTGGCAGAGAGCCGCCACGATTGCGGAACCTGCTGGCGGTCCAATCGAAGACATCCAAGCGCGCACAGCCATCAACCAACTTATCACAGCATTGGTGGGCGCGGGCATTCTGCCTGCCGTTTGAGGGACCTTTTCGCGTTTTGTGCGGTTAAACTGCATGAATAGAAGAAGGATTGCCCTCATGCCCCATCGTTTGATCGCCGCTGCTGCTCCGATTGCCCTGTTGGCATTGGCTGGTTGCCAGACCGCCTATGAAAGCGCCGCCACGCCAATTGGATCTGCCGCAATCCTCGATCGTCAAGGAACGCAGGTCGGCGTGGCGCGCATGTACTCCCTAGGCGGCGAAATAACCCTTAACGCCAGCTTTAGCGGGCTTCCTGAAGGCACCAAGGCTGTGCATCTGCACACTTCGGGCGATTGCAGCGCTAGCGATTTCACCTCTGCCGGAGGGCATCTCAACCCCGGCGGCAACCAACACGGGACGCGCAACCCGCAAGGCGCACATTTGGGCGATCTGCCCAACGTCTCAATTGCGCCTGACGGATCAGGTACAATGAGCGCGATCTTGCGCGGCACGCTGAACTCCGTCGGAAGTGATATTTTCGACTCTGACGGCACCGCAATCGTGGTGCACGAAAGTGAGGACGATTATCGCACTGACCCAACCGGCGCTGCCGGGGGCCGGATTGCCTGCGGCGTCTTTGCGCAGAACTGACGTTCAATCATCAGTATCGGCCGCATAAGGCGTGGAATCTGCAACACGCGCCTCGGCAAAACCTTTGCGCCGAAGGCGGCAGCTATCGCACAGGCCGCATGCGATCCCTTGCGGACTGGGATCGTAGCAGGACCAACTCCACGCAGGATCAAGCGAGAGCCTGATGCATTCCCGCGCGATATCACCCTTGGTCATGTGCTGTAACGGGGCATGGATCTGGAACGGAACGCCTTCTACCCCCTGCTTCGTCCCCAGGCGTGCGGTTTCGGCGAAGCTGGCAATGAATTCTGGCCGGCAATCAGGATAACCTGAGTAATCCAGTGCGTTAACCCCGATAAACAGATCACTGGAACCCGAACTTTCCGCAAATGCTGTCGTCAGCGCCAGAAACAACAAGTTTCGAGCGGGAACGTAAGTGACGGGGATATCATCTGCCACGCCGGTCTTGGGTACGTCGATGTCGGCCGTAAGCGCAGAGCCACCGAATTCGCGCAGATCAAGCGGCAGTGTGACATGGCGTTCGACGCCCAGCTTCTTTGCAATGCTGGAAGCAGACTTGAGCTCACGCACATGGCGCTGACCGTAATCGATCGTGAGGGCATGCAACCTGAACCCGCTTTCACGCGCGATGGCCGCGGTCACCAT